CAACGGGTCCTACTGGAGCCGCATCAACAGTAACGGGCCCCACAGGGCCTACAGGTGCGACTGGAGCAGCTTCTACTGTAACAGGCCCGACTGGAGCGACTGGTCCTACTGGTGAGACTGGAGACAATGGTCCAACCGGTCCTACCGGTCCAACGGGAGCCACTGGTGCAGCTAGCACCGTAACAGGCCCCACGGGTCCTACTGGACCTACGGGTGCAACGGGAGCAGCATCAACAGTAACGGGACCGACTGGTCCTACTGGCTTTACGGGACCCACGGGCCCTACAGGAGCTACGGGAGCTGCTTCTACTGTAACTGGACCCACGGGCCCAACAGGTGCAGCCTCAACTGTCACGGGACCAACAGGCCCTACAGGATTTACGGGACCGACAGGACCGACAGGAACTCCAGGTAGCGCATCTCTCACAGGTGCTACAGGACCTACTGGTTACACAGGACCTACAGGCCCCACTGGACCGACAGGTATAATAGAGCAAAACATTATCGCATTAGAAGTATTCAGATAGGAGTACAATGGCAACTTACAGTAAAGAATTTCTGTCAGGCAGTACAAACGGTAAACAAATCAAAGTTGCCGCAACTGCAACAGCAGGAACTCTCATTCACACAGCAGTATCAGGAACAACTAACCAAGATGAAATTTGGATATATGCAGTTAACTCATCTACAGGAAATCTAAAACTTACGATTGAATGGGGCGAAGCAACAGCACCAGATGGAAACATCGAAGTAACAATTCCCGCAGAAGATGGATACACACTAGTTGTACCAGGATTATTATTAAATAATGGTCTTACAGTTAGAGCATTTGCTGCATCAGCTAACCAAATATTAATCAACGGATATGTAAACAGGATAACTAACTAATATGGGTGCAGGCGTTTACGCTCCACGAGTTCGTCCAGCGAAAGTAGAACTAGCTACTGGTGATTCTTTCGTTGCTAACGGTTCTCCGCAGGTAAACGACTGGTTGATTAAACCACAATATCTTCCAGATTGGTTGGACCAAGTTCAACAAGATAAACCATATGGTTGGTTTAGATTGAATGAAACAGTGACTCTTAATGCTACTGCAATTGATAATGGTTCAGCCGCATCAAACGGAACTTATAAATACATAACTGGAGTAACGTCACGTCAGACTGGAATAGTTGATTATAATAATAATACTGCACTAACATTAAACGGAACTGCAACTACATATATAGAATTAGACAGTACTGTATTTGGAACAAACATGAGCGCTAATAATGCATTTAGTGCAGAAATGGTGTTTAAGATAACTGCAAACGGTACAAGCGAAAAAGCAACTGCTGGAAGACAACAAGCAGATGCTACTGGCTGGGGTTTATATGTAACTGTTTCGTCAGATAACTTTTTAGTTGCAACTGGTTGGATTGGAAATATATTTGTTACAGGAATAGATGCTTCTACTGGAATTGGATGGAATTCAACAAGATGGTATCACGTAGCTTTTACTTGCGATAGTGTAATTTCAAGAATGTATATAAATGGAATTGAAACAAACTCAGTATTAATTGGCGGTCAACCATACACTATTCCACAAACTGTTGGCGGATATGCTGGATTGATTTCTTCTTTCAACGCTGGTTATGATAAAAGTAGAAGCGCGCAAATAGATGAAATAATACTTTATCGTTCAGCATTACCAGCAGCAAGAGTATACGCACACGCATGTGCATCAGGCGTTAGAACACAATAGTAGGAGACTTTAATGGCAATTAACTTTCCATCATCACCAGTAGATGGTCAAGTATTTACTTCAGGCGATGCAAGCTGGACATATTCAACTAGTGTTGGTGCTTGGAACTTAACCGCAACATTTCCTACTGGACCCACAGGTGCCACGGGTGCAACAGGTGCTACAGGACCTACAGGACCGACTGGTGCTACTGGTGCTGCAAGTACGGTTACAGGACCCACAGGTCCTACAGGTTATACGGGCCCTACAGGTTTCACAGGCCCTACTGGTTATACGGGCCCTACTGGTCCTACAGGTGCGGCTAGCACAGTAACAGGTCCGACAGGCCCTACTGGTTATACGGGCCCCACTGGTGACACAGGCCCAACTGGCGCAGCTAGCACAGTAACAGGACCCACGGGCCCAACAGGAGCCACTGGTGCTACAGGAGCCACTGGACCTACAGGCCCACAAGGTGCCACAGGAAATGGTTGGGAAGTTTATCAAGTAACTGGTTATATTTATTATAATGGTGCCACTGGCTTCAACATGGCGGCTGGTTATTTAGCAATGAGTGGTACAGCACCAAATACTGCAGCTGGTCTTAACGTTGCAATTGGTGCAAGAGCAATGCAAGATTTAACAACAGGTGATAATAACTATGCACTTGGTGTTGATGCATTGCGTGATATTACAACTGGTGCAAGAAACGTAGCATTGGGATTCCGTGCACTTGGTGGTAGCGATTTCTACGGTCCAGGTCTTACGACTGGTAACCGCAATATGGCAATTGGTCACTATTCACTTGGTTTAAATAACGGTGATAAGAATACCGCTATTGGTGAAAACTGCGCATTCTATATGACCACTGGAACTAAGAATACTTTTATTGGTTCTTATTCTGGTTACAATAATAACGGTGATAATAATATTGCTATTGGCGAACGAGCAATGTTTGGTGGATACTTTTACACATCAACTGTTACTGGTGACCACAACGTAGCAATTGGTCAATACACATTACAAGATTTGACTAGTGGTAATCAAAACATTGCCATCGGCCAAAACGCACTAAAGAGTATTACTACTACTTCTGGTGATATTGCAATTGGAGTCAATGCATTACAAGCTAACATAACTGGTTCAGCTAACGTTGCAATTGGTAATGAGGTGTTATATAGTAATACTGCTAATGGCAACACTGGAATTGGAACTCAAGCACTATACAGTGCAACTACTGGTGGCGGAAACACAGCAATTGGTAGAGAAGCTGGTAAAGATGTTACAACTGGTGGTGGCAATACTTTTATTGGTAATTTTGCTGGTAACAGTGGAACTAATGATATTACTACAGGTTCTAATAATACATTAATTGGTCAAAATGCTGCAGCAACATCTGCAACAGTTAATGACCAAATTACTATTGGTAATACTAGCGTTACAAACTTTAGAGTTCCTGGTGTTGGGTTTGATATTAATACAAATCGCGCATCAGTAACTGGTTATCTTAAAGTAACAGAGTATCTTGCTAGCACTGCACCTGTAGTTAAAACAGCAGACTTTACTTTGGCTGATACAGAAAACTATATTATTAATAATAAAGCTGGTTCAGTCTTAGTGGTCACCTTGCCATCAGGTTCGGAATACATTGGTCGCATCATTCACTTTATGAGCTGGCAAAACAACCACATTAATTCAGCATCAAGTAACGTGTATAATTCTGGTGGAACTTTGCAGCAAAACATTACTAAGGCTACGGCAGGTTCATCAGCAGACATAGTGTATGATGGTACCAACTGGTATATCATGAATGAACAATAAATAAAATTACGAAGGATAAAAATGACGAAGGAATTCTTTTTCTTGGCTGGGATGCAACGTTCCGGCGCAACAATTATTAGTCAGATATTAAATCAAAATCCTGACATATGGGTTTCGCCGGCAAGTCCATTGTTTAAGATAATGGGTAGACAGTTGGATAATTATCAGGAACTAGAACATATTGATTATGATAGAACAGCCGCAATAGATAATATTATTAAAAATATACCTCATGCATTTTATGCAGATAAGTCAGCTAAATATATTATTGATAAAAATTTAAACTGGCCTAATCCATTGGGTATGGATTTAATACATAAATACATTACGCAAAATATAAAGATTATTTGTCCAGTAAGAAATGTATTAGATGTTTTAGTGTCATTTGACACAATTATCAATGCCCATCCTGATTCTAAAAATAATCAAATGGATGAACAAGTATTGGCTCAAACATTGCCAGATAAACCAATGGCAGATAGAAGAGCTGATTTTTTAATGCGTCATGACAGAGATGTTTCTTTAAGTATAAAGTTTATGAAACAGATGGTTATGGCTGGACATCGTGACTTGTTTCACTTTGTAGATTACGATGACTTTGTAAAAGACCCAAAGAAGGAGATAGAAAAAATCTATGCTTTCTTGGAAATTGAGAACTACACTCATGAATTTGAGAATGTTAAAGATGTCTCGAAAATCTCCGACGACAGTCTTACAGGCATTAAGCACCTACACACGATTCGCCCCACAGTACAAAAAATCTCCCGTAGACCAGAAGACGTGCTCTTGCCAGAAACAATAAATAGATACTCTGGACTAGAGTTCTGGAGAAACCTTTAATGCAGCTAGCTGATTTAGTTAACGAATATAATTATAGAAAATGCCGTGGCTCAGATGAAGCCACAACAGAAGAATTGTTAGAAGCATTTGTATTCTTTTGCGAAAACTATGTTCATATTAAACATCCTAATAAAGGTAAAATTAAATTAGAGTTGCGCGATGCACAAAAAGAAGCAGTTAAAGCATGGATAGAAAACAGATACTCAATAGTATTAAAAGCACG